TGCAACATAGAATCACACACGACCGCATGCAAGAATCATGCCAACTTACCTGGTAAACTACTATTTACTGTAGGGTTATTGTGTAGCTGCAAGCAATTATCATGCCATAATACCTCTGGTGATTGAATGGTTATTGTGGCACAGAAATTGCTATAGCAAGAATCATGCCAACTTGATTGATATGGGGGGAGGGGGTATGCTGTAGTGTTGTATTTATGCTGAACCCACACCGACACTAAAAAAAGTAGTTGACAAATCAATAAAAATATGCTAGAATTATGCTTTTGAAGAAAGAGTCTATATAGTCATACTGAACATTCAGTTTCATAGTAATTAATTATTAATAATCATTTATTATTCTTATTATAAATTACTATGAACATTATAACTATATTGACCTATATAATGAGTATAGGAAATCAATGGATATCGAACACTCTAAGAATATTGAGGAGGAGTTAAAAGACTCTACTCAAAGCTCAATAGAACAAGAGAAGAAAAGAACATACGCTACTAAAGCCAAGACTCTCACACCAGTAGGCACTAAAGTAAAGAGAAGACCTGGTAGACCCTCTAAGAAGGAAATGGAGTATGTTGCTCTCAAAACAAAGAGAAAAAAGAGTTCTCTTGTCTCAAAACGAGAAGAAACACAAAAGATTAGAGAACTTATGGCTAGGATGCTCATTACCAATGGTGACAGGGTTCTCAAGAAAACAATAGACATAGCCATGACTGATGAGCACCCACATCAGATGGCAGCACTGAAGCTACTAATGGATAGAGCATTACCTACTTCTATATTTGAAAAAGACAAACAACTAAACAAAGGAATAACAATCAACATATCATCAGCAGCAGAACCAAAACCTATAGTAATAGAGGATTCTGATGGAGCTTGATGTAAAGTTACTATCATGGCAACAGAAGGTATGGAATGATACCACTAGATTCAAAGTAGTAGTAGCTGGTAGAAGAACTGGTAAATCCAGACTAGCAGCATGGTTATTAATTGTTAATGCTCTTCAAACTGAGAAAGGTCATGTCTGGTACATAGCCAACACTCAGGGACAGGCTAGAGATGTAATGTGGTCTACTCTTCTTGAGTTAGGACACCCAGTAGTAGATTCTAGTCATATTAATAATCTACAGATTAAACTCATCAATGGTACTACAATATCATTGAAGGGTGCAGATAGACCAGAGACAATGCGTGGAGTATCTCTAAAGTTTGTTGTAATGGACGAGTATGGCTCTATGAAGTCAGAGGTATGGGAAACTATTATCAGACCTGCTCTAGCTGACCAGAAAGGCTCTGCGTTGTTTATAGGCACACCTTATGGTAGAAACCATTTCTTTGATTTATACAACTACGCTAACGATAGCGGTGATTCAGAGTTCAAAGCATGGCATTTTAATTCTTTTGATAATGATTTACTAGACCCAAAAGAGATAGAAGCAGCTAGGAAGTCAATGTCTAGCTTTGCTTTCAGACAAGAGTTTATGGCTTCCTTTGAAGCTGCTAGTGGTGGTTTATTCAAAGAAGACTGGATACAGTATGATGAACAAGAACCAGAAAGAGGTAGATGGTATATATCTTGTGATATAGGTGGTTTTACTGATGTAGCTCATGCTAACACTGCTAGTAAGAAAAGATTAGACCAAAGTGCTATAGCAATAGTAAAAGTAGATGAAGAAAGATGGTGGGTTCGTAGCATAGAATATGGAAGATGGACAGCTAAAAAAACAGCTTCTAAGATATTTCAAGCAGTAGCAGATTTTCAGCCTTTATGTGTAGGAATAGAAAAAGGAATAGCACAAAGAGCAGTAGTAGAGTATATAGAAGATATAATGAGGCAATACAATACATATTTTCGTATTGAAGAGACTTCACATAAAAATAGAAAAAAGATTGATAGAATTGTTTGGGCATTACAAGGCAGATTAGAGCATGGTAAAATATTTTTAAATAAAGGTTCATGGAATAATGAGTTTTTAGACCAGTTGCTTCAGTTTCCTAACCCACAAGTACATGATGACCTAATAGATGCACTATCATATATAGCAGAGATACAGATACCAGAATACAACCTGTACCACGAAGAAGAAGAATATGAACCACTAGACATGATAACAGGCTACTAAGTAGTATACCGTTATGTGTACCACCCTAAAAGGAAAACAATATGTATGATGACAGTAAAACAGTAAATCCTCTTGTATCATGGGTACTAGGTCAATGTGACCAATGGAAAGTACACAGAGATACAAACTATCTGGACAAGTGGCAAGAGTATGAAAGATTGTTTAGAGGTATCTTTGACCCAGCAGACAAAACCAGAGATTCTGAAAGAGCTAGAATAATCACTCCTGCACTGCAACAAGCGATAGAGTCACACACAGCAGAGATAGAAGAGGCTGTGTTTGGTAGAGGAGAGAAGTTCTTTGATATCACTGATGATGGTTTTGATCCACAGAAGATTGACATTCAGATGATTCGTAATCAGATGATAGAAGACTTCAAGAAGGGTAACGTAAGAAAGTCAATTTCTGATATTATCTTACTATCTGCAATCTATGGTAACGGTATTGGTGAGATTACTGTATACGAGAAGAAAGAACTAATACCAGCTATGCAACCAGTAGTAGAGATGGGTATTACAGCAGTAGGAGTACAAGAGAAAACAAGGTTCTGTGTTGGACTAAAACCAATCACACCATACAACTTCTTAATAGATCCTTCTGCAAGCAACGTACAGGAGGCTCTAGGCTGTGCTATTGAAGAACTGGTATCTATCCACTCTGTAGTAGCAGCAATGGAGTCAGGAGTCTATGAGACGGTCTCAGACCTATCTCAGTATGCTATAGAGACTGATTTAGAACCATCACAAGAAGTATCTGATTATCAAGAGAACAGAGTTAAGTTGTTAAGATACTATGGACTCATACCAAAGTATATGATAGAGAATCAAGATGATTCAGAAAAGTATGAAGAAGTATTCAACAAACAAGCAGATGAGTACGGTACTCAAGCAGCAGACTTTAGTGACCTTGTAGAAGGAATAGTAGTCATAGCCAATGAGCAGTATTTACTCAAAGCAGAAGAGTCACCATACATGATGAAAGATAGACCTATTGTTTCTTTTCAAAATGATAGTGTTCCTAATCGTTTCTGGGGTCGTGGTATTGCTGAGAAGGGCTACAATATGCAAAAGGCTATTGATGCTCAAGTGCGTTCACACCTTGACAGCGTAGCACTAGCTACAGTGCCTATGATGGCTATGGATGCTACCAGACTACCTAGAGGTGCTAGGTTTGAAGTAAAGCCTGGTAAGACTATCCTTACTAATGGTAATCCAGCAGAGATACTATATCCATTCAAGATAGGTTCAGTAGATGGCTCTAATATCAACACTGCTACTTCCTTTATGAATATGCTACTTATGGCTACAGGAACAATAGATAGTTCATCATTACAAGCGATGACTACTGCTGAAGGAGCAGGATTATCTGTAGCATTATCATCAATCATAAAGAAAAATAAGAGAACATTAATAAACTTTCAAGAGCAGTTCTTAATTCCATTTATAACTAAGTCTGCACATAGGTTTATGCAGTTTGAACCTGAGAAGTATCCTGCACAAGACTTTATTTTTATTCCTTCTAGTAATCTTGGTATCATAGCTAGAGAGCATGAGCAGATGCAGTTTATGAATTTACTGAAAACACTAGGTGCAGAATCACCAATCGTACCATTAGTTTTATCTGCAATCATAGAAAACTCTAGTTTAAACAACAGAGAACAGCTTATACAACAGCTACAGCAGATGATGCAACCTAATCCACAGGAAGCACAGTCACAACAAGCTGCTATACAGCTACAATTACAGAAAGCACAGCTAGAATTAGCTGATTTACAAGCAGATGTACAGTTAAAACAGGCTAAAGCACAAGGAGAAACGGTAGAAACACAGTTAAAACCAGTAGAAACACAGGCTAAGATAGCTGCTAGTGCTTCTAAGTACCTTGGAGACGCAGACGACCCTTCAAAAGAGTTTGAAAGACGTATAAAACTAGCAAATGTGGCTTTAAAAGAGAAAGATATAGACACAAAAGCTAGAATTGCAGAATTACAACTACAATCTTCAAGAAATACTTGACTTTTACAAAAAAGTGTGCTATAATCACGCAATAATAAAGCAAAAAACGTGCCAATGGATAAAAAAATATTAAATTACTATGATAACCGTTTTTCAATGATGTCTTCACCAGGTTGGAAAGACTTGATGGAAGATTTACAAAAAATGTATGATGAATACAAAAGTGTTCAGAACTGTGAAACTAGTGAAGATTTTCATTTTGCTAAAGGACAGGTAGATATACTAAAGTATATGTTAGGGTTAAAAAATATGTCTGAAAAGGTGTATGAAGATTTATGTGAAGAAGAAGCACACCCTAATGAAGACTTAATGTATGTGAACACATAATGACTAAAAGAATATTTGAGTTTCAATGTAAAAATAATTATGTATTTGAGAAATACATTGATGATTCAGTAAAAACAACTAACTGCCCATCTTGTAATGCTGAAGCTAAACGCATAATCAGTAAACCAAGAATAGACCTAGATGGTTGTTCAGGTGACTTCCCCACTGCATCAGATGCATGGGTTAGACGTAGAGAGAGTCATATGAAGTATGAAAGAAAAGTGGGTATAGGTCAAGAGTATAGTAGTATGGGACAAGGTTAGACCCCCATTCAAAGTGTCTTTCCTAAAATGTCAACTGACACAGGAGAGTAATAGTGGCTGAGTTTGTAGAAGAAATAGAAGATAAGAAAGAAGAACCACAGCAAGAAGAAGTAAAAGCTGAAGAAGTTAAAACAGAAGTAGAGATTCCTGAGAAGTATAAGGAGAAAACTCTTCAAGAAGTTATATCTATGCACCAACAAGCTGAGAAGTTAATAGGCAGACAAGGTACAGAGTTAGGAGAACTTCGTAGGGTTGCTAATTCTTATGTTCAAAGTCAACCACAAACAAAGCAAGCAGAACCAGAAGAATCTAATGATGATGATTTTTTTGCTAACCCTAAACAGGCTGTAGACAAGGCAATACAAAATCACCCTAAGATTAGACAAGCAGAACAGTTAACCCAAGAGATGCAGAGGTCTAAAGCTCTTTCGTCACTGAAAGAAAAACATCCAGACTTTACTGATGTAGTAAAAGATCAAGGGTTTCAGGACTGGGTAAATAATTCTAAAGTAAGAGCAGAGTTATTTATGAGGGCTGATCGTAGGTATGATTATGATGCTGCTGACGAGCTTATTTCTACATGGAAAGAAAAGAGACAGGTAGGTAGTAAAACTGTAGAAATGGAAAAACAAGCTAGGTCACAAGACATCAAGAGTGCTACTACAACTGTAGCAAGCGGTAGCGGAGAAGCACCATCAAAGAAAATCTTTAGGCGTTCTGATATACGAAATCTTATTAACAGTGATCCTAACAAGTACGAATCTATGTTGCCAGAGATTGAAAAAGCACATAGAGAAGGAAGAGTTAGAGGATGATATTTTAGAAAAGGAATTTTAAAATGGGTTTAGGTACTAATCATGTAGTACAATCAGAAGTCAATACCGCAGGTTTTATACCTGAGATTTGGTCGGATGAAATTATCGCTGGTTACAAGAAAAATCTTGTAGCTGCTAACTTAATTAAAACAATGAACATGAAGGGTAAGAAAGGTGATGTAGTTCACTTTCCTGCTCCTGCTCGTGGTTCAGCCTCAACTAAGGCTGCTGAAACAGAAGTTACTCTTATTCAAGAGTCTGGTTCAGAAAAGACTGTAACAATTAACCAACACTATGAGTATAGTCGTTTGATTGAAGACTTTGCTGAAGTACAGGCATTGAGTTCACTAAGACGTTTCTACACAGATGATGCTGGTTATGCATTAGCTACTAGAGTAGATACAGATATATTAGCTCTAGGTAGACAGGCTCAGTCAGGAGGAGGTTCTGCTTCTTATGACAAAGGCTTCTTAGGAGCAGATGGTTCTACATTCTATGTAGCTGGTAGTAACAATGAAAGTGCTATTAGTGATGCAGGGTTTAGAAGAGCCATACAGCGTCTTGATGACCAAGATGTTCCTATGGATAATCGTAACTTTGTTATCCCACCTGTAGCTAGAAACGTAATGATGGGTCTATCACGATTCACAGAACAAGCATTTACAGGTGAAGCTGGTAATGCTAACACTATTAGAAATGGTCAGATTGGTGACATATATGGTATCAAAGTGTATGTATCTACCAATGTAGACACAACTAGTGGTTCTGGCGGTGCTAGAGTATGTTTGTTATTCCATCCTGAGTTTGGAGTATTAGTTGAGCAACTTGGTGTTCGTGTTCAAACACAATACAAGCAAGAGCATTTAGGTACACTTTTAACTGCTGATACCTTATATGGTACTGGTGAGCTAAGAGATACATCTGCTGTTGCACTTGTTGTCCCAGCTTAATTTTAATAACAGGGTTGGCTCTAGCAGTCAACCCTTTTCTTTATAAGGATGAATAATGGCTACAGTAAAAAGAGGAGAACTCAGACAGTTTCAGGGAGCTTTTTCTGATACCTGGGCAATCAAAGATACATTTAATTTTGGTTCAGTAGCAGATGGCAATGAAGAAGCTACTGCTATTACAGTATCTGGTGTAGGTGTAGGTGATATGGTATTAGGTGTAGCAACTAGCAGTTCTGCACAAGATTTAAACCTTATTGCACAAGTAACAGGAGCAGATACAATAGAGTTTCAAGTAGAAAACAATACAGGTGGTGCTATTGATTTAGCAACTGCTACATATACTTGCTTTGTTGGAAGACCAAACTGGTAAACATTATAGCCCTCTTCGGAGGGTTTTTTATGTTAAGGAATAATTATGGCTTTTTTTAGAGGTACAGGCGGTGCAGGTACTGCTACATTTGAGCAACTACCTTTAGCTATTAGTGAGGGCGGTACAAGTGCGACTACTGTAGCTTCTGCTAGAGCATCGCTCTTACCTGATTTCTCTGGTAATGCTACTTTTGTACTTGCAGTAAACTCTAGTGCAACTGATGTAGAATTTGTTACAGCACAATCTACAATTAGTTATTCTGATGCTACTGCAAACTTTACAGGAATATTACAAGAAAGCGGTAGTAATGTACTAACAAGTGCTGATATTGGTGTATCAGTAGCTTCTGCTGGTGTTACAGGAGGAGGTGTTAGTTATTCTGATGCTACTGCAAACTTTACTGGTGTGTTACAACACAGTGCTAGTAATGTATTAACACAATCAATGATAGGTGTATCAGTTCAAGGTTATGATGCTGATACAGCTTTTTTAGATGCTGCTACGGCAAACTTTACAGGAGTGCTACAAGATGGAGGAAGCACAGTTCTAACAGAATCAAGTACAATTGAAGGGGGTACTTACTCATGACAACCATTTTAACTAAAAAGAAAGACTCATCAGGAGTACCAGCTACCGCTGATATCACTAGTGCTGTTGGAGGAGCAGAATTAGCAGTCAATACTGCTGATAAAAGATTATATACAAAGAATAGTAGTAATGTTATTGTAGAAGTAGGTACAAACCCAGCATCATTAAACTTAAATGCAGACTTAACAAACACATCAGGTAATTTAGTAGTAGATCCTGCAACACAAGTATTTGAGATAAAAGGTGATGGTTCTTCAGCAGAAGGACAAATACAGTTAAACTGTCATGCTAACACACATGGTCAAAAGTTAAAAGCACAAGATCATTCTCTTAGTGCTACAAATACAATGTTACTACC